GAGTAGTCGTCCCAGGAGCGGCCGGTGGCGTCGATGGCGGCCTGGAGTTGTTGGCGGGCGGCCTGGTCCTTCGAGCCGAGGATGGCCAGGCCGGTGCCGACGCCGACGAAGGCGCCGCCCAGGCCGGCCATGACGGCGCCGACGTGGCGGCCCTGGTCGGCCAGCTCGCCGAAGGCGTCGTTGGCGGTGGCCAGGGACTCGCCGAACGGGCCGAGTATCCCCGTCTTGTTGAGCGTGGATAGCATCCCGCCGATCGACGACGACACGCCCCGGGCGGTGTCGCCGGCCTTGCCCTTCGCCTGGTCGAAGCTGCGGCCGAGGCCGGTCAGGTCGCCGAGGACCCGGACCATTATCGAAGGGCCGGTCGGCACGCTGCTACCTTCCCGCCGGCCGGTTGGCGGCGCGCACGGCGTCGGCCTCGGCGGCCATCACCGCGACCATGGCCTCCCACATGTCGTCGTCGAGGGCGTCGACCACGGCCGGGCTCAGCTTGTAGTAGGCGCAGACGTGGGCGACGGCGAGAGCCCGTTGCCGGCGGTAGGGTCCACCTCGACCATCTCCACCTCGCAGTCGTAGGCGTGCAACCACAACGAGGTGGGGTCGCGGTCGGGGTGGTCGCGTAGCAGGGCCCGGAAGGCGATGATCCGGGACGGCTGGCCCTCCATCAGCTCGCCGATCTTGACGCCCGGCTCCAGGCGGGCGAGGAGATCGATGACCCGCTGGGACGGCAGGCGGGCCATGAACGCCTGGGGGACCGAGATGAGCGTGGGCAGCGCCCCGGCCGGGTCAGTCATGGGGCTGGTCGCCCGGGTTGGTCCACCCGAAGCGGTCCACGGCGGCGGCGACGGCCCTCTGGTAGGCGGCGACGGCGTCGGCGGCGTGGGCGGCCATGGCCGGGTACAGGTAGCGGCCGTCGGGCAGGTACGGGCGGTCGCCGGGGTAGCCGCCGAAGTCGACCGGCCCGGCGTAGGGGATCGACTTGCGGCCCACCCGCACGGCGGCGCCGGTCCGCGACCCGGTGACCCGCACCGACCCGGCCAGCCGGCCCGTCACGGTGGGGTAGGCGTTACGGACGGCGTCGGCGACGGGCTGGGCGGCCTGGCGGCCGGCGGCGGCGAGAGCGTCGGCCATGTCCCCGCCGACGGGGTCGGCCAGGCGCTTGAGGTCGCGTTGCAAGGCGCGCAGGCCGACGACCTCGACAGCGGCGGCCGGCATCAGGCCTTGCCTGCCACCCACGCCGAGCTCGACCAGTGGGCGGCGAGCAGGTCGGCGGTGATGACGTACTGGCCGGTGCTCCACGCCGTGGCGGGGGTGGCGGTGATCCCGGTGAGGGCGGCGAGGTTGGCGGGGACGTTGGCGCCGGAAGGGGTGTAGAAGCCGGGGGCGCCGGCGGTGGCGCCGGTGGCGGTGACGGCGCCGTTGTCGACGGTCGGCGGGCCGGTCAGGTTCCAGTCGATCTGGACCTGGGAGGCGGTGCCGGCGTCGCCGATGATCAGGTCGAACGGCTGCGGGATGGCGTAGCCCGAGATAATGGGGTTGTTAGCCGAGGCTATACGACTTGAATAGGGGCGGACCTTAAAGTTCGTTGGGGTGCCTGATGCGTTGTACGCAGCCAGCGCATTATTCAATGTGGCGTACGTTGAGCCGGGGTTGAAGTCCTGGTAGAACGTGGCCCGCAGGTGCCACTTCGTGACCCCACTGTAATCCGTTTCTGAGCAAAACGTGGTAACCGTGACTAACTTATTCTCTGGTGAGACTTCGGCATGGAATGTCTGGCATTTGAGATTGATCCCGGCCAGCTCGAAGTAGGCGTCGTTGAGTATCAGCGGGTTGGCGGGCACCGCCACCGGGTCGCCGGCGGCCAGCAGCTCGGGTGCGTCGTCGGTGGTCACGGACATGGCAGGCTCCCTTTCACATTTGTACGGTGAGGTTGACATCGGCTAACAGGACGTCGACGCCGGCGATGGACGCTTGGCGCCAGGCCCGCTCGTCGGCCGGCCAGCACGCCTGGACGGCCCCGCCGAGGGTCTGGTCGGCGACGAGGGCGTGGCGGACGGCGGTGACCAGGGCGTCGACCGTGTCGTCGCCGTCGGCCGGCCCGCAGCACGAGACGGGCAGCGTGGCCTCGTCGATCGTGAACGCCACCGTCGAGTAGCGCACCGAGGCGGGCCGGCCGACGATCACCGCCGGCGGGTTGACCGTGCCCGGCGGCTTGGCGTAGACGAACACCGTCTCCCCCATGGCCGCCTGCAACACGGACGTGATAGCGGCCGCGGCGCCGGCCCGGTTCCAGGCCATCAGCCGAACACCAGCGGGCCCACGCTGGAGTAGAGGGCTTCTATGTCGGCGTCGACCCGGCCGACGCGGACCACGCCGAGGTCGCCGAACCCCAAAGTGCCGTCGATGCTGTCGCGGCGGCGGTACAGGCGCGCCGCGTGGATCAGGCAGGCTTGGTGGCAGGCGTCGGGCAGGACGGTGGTGTCACCCGGGTAGGACGGCTCCCGGTCCGGGCCGAACGTGCCGTCGCCGTTGTCGACCAGGACCAGGCCGAGGCGGCGCTGGCCGTAGTCGATCGCCGCCGACAGGGCCGTCTGGATGAATCCGTCCTCGGTCGGGTCGGGCTGCAACCTAAGCAGGCTGCGCACCTCCTTGAGGGTGGGCCAGACCGCCATCAGACGAACGTGTAGCCGTTGGGGAGGGTGACGTTGCCGCGCGGGTTGGCCACGACGACGGTGACGGGCCCGGCGGCGTGGGCCGGGCTGATACAGGTGACCAGGGCGTCGCTGTTGACCAAGAACCCGGTGGCCGCGGTGCCGCCGAAGGTGACGCCGGTCGACCCGATGAGCCCGTCGCCGATGACCTGCACCCCGGTCCCGCCCGCAGCCGTGCCAGAGGTCGGGTTGAGGCGCTCCACGGTGGGGATGGCGGCCAGCGACCCCCACTGGTCCTTGCGGACGAACAGGCGTTGCGTGCCGCCCGGCAGCGGGTTGGTGTCGTAGCGCCACGACCCGGGGAGGGCCAACGCCGCGGCCAGGTCGGCGGCCGGGTTGTTGGTGGTGGCGACACCCCACGACCCGGCCGTGGTCAGGGTCCAGGTCATGTCGCCACCAGCCCCAGGGAGACGGTGTCCACGTAGTGGACCTCGCCGGCAGCAGGCCCGTTCAGGTAGACGAGGACGCGGACGTGGGTGGCGGCGGCCGGCGCCTGCCCGGTGGTGGACGACTGCGTCCAGCTGGTCGTGGTGGTGGTGACGTTCGTGTTGGCGGCGCCGAGGAAGGCGTCGCCGGCGTCGTACCACCAGGCGCCCACGCTGATGGAGCGAGGCGTCGCCGCCGACCTGAGCCACCCTGAGACGCGATAGGTGGCCTTGGCTGAGACAGGTAGAGGCGGGTAGGTGACCGTGGCGTCGCTGCTGGCGGCGATCGTGGCGGCCAGGCAGTGGGTGCCGGTGTGAGCCTGGGCGGTCGAGTTGGCGACGGTGCAATTGCCGGGGATGACGCCGCCGGTGCTGCCGTCCTCGAAGTCGGATTGGGCGGCGGTGAGCAGGTTGACGTTGACCCACTGGTCATTGCGGACCAGCACGGTATGCGAGTACGGATACCACGGGTAGGACTGCGGTAGGGCCAGGACGGCTGCCAGCTCGGTGGCCGGGCTGTCGGTGACGGCGTCCGCCCACGACCCGTGAGGCGTGAGCGTCCAAGTCATGTTCCACCACCGACAGTCGTGGCCATCGTGGTCCGGGCCTACTTCCTGGCCTTGGGGGCGGCGTCGGGCTCGTCGACGGGCTTGGTCTCGCCTTCGTCCTCGACCATGGTGGGCATGCCGGCCGGCGGCGTCAACGGGACCAGGGCGGTGCCCTGCAAGGCGCCGAAGGCGACGTAGCCGCCGTAGGCGACCTGCACGCCGAGGATGCTGGGCTCGATCACCGACAGCAGGCCGATGACCTCCTCGTACACCTCGAACATCGACGAGTTGCCGATGATGCACGTCCCGGCCGCGAAGGTGGGCACGACGATGCGGGGCACGCCGAGG